TGGCTAAAAACCAGGATTTTTTTGTCCTTGTATATATTTATAATATATATGATAGGAATCTACAAAATAATTAGCCCTAGTGGTAAAATTTATATAGGACAATCTATTGATATTAAAAGGAGATTTAGTGAATATAAATATTTGAGTTGTAAGCAACAACCAAAAATATATAATTCATTAAAAAAATATGGTTTTGAAAATCATACTTTCGATATTATAGAGGAATGTACTTTAGAACAATTAAATGAACGTGAAGTATATTATAAAATATTATTCAATAGTGTAAACGAAGGATTAAATTGTGAATTACACGATAATGGAACTGGTCCTCGTCCCCAAGAAGTAAAAGATAAAATAGGTTTATATCATAAAGGTAATCAATATAATTTAGGTAAAAAACGTTCTGAGGAAACTAAACAAAAATTATCTGAACTTGCTAAATCTCAAAGTTGGAGAAAAGAAATAGGACCTAAATTAAAAGGTAAAACTAGAAGTGAAGAATTTAAACAAAATAAATGGAAGAAAATAAAAGATAATAATACTGGTAAGATATATAATAGTTGTACTGAAGCTAGTAAAGATCTAGGAATTTCTTTAACCTTAATTAGTAATTCTTTAAATAAAATTTATAAGACTTCAAAATGAAATTTTACTTATGAATAATCAACCTAATTATAAAGAAATAATAAAACAGGAGTATATTCGTTGTTGTAAGGAACCGGATTACTTCATGCGTAAATATACATATATACAACACCCCCAAAGGGGAAGAATATTATTCAATTTATATCCATTCCAAGGAAAAGTATTACAATTATTTAGAGACAATCCATATAATATTGTACTTAAATCTAGACAATTAGGTATCTCAACTTTATCAGCAGGTTATTCTTTATGGTTAATGTTATTTCATAAGGATAAAAACATTCTTTGTATCGCTACTAAGACTGAAACTGCAAAAAACATGGTTACTAAGGTAAAATTCATGTATGATAATTTACCTTCATGGCTTAGAGAAAAAGATAATCCTTTAGAAAATAATAAATTATCCCTTAGATTAAATAATGGTTCCCAAATAAAAGCAGTATCAGCAGCTGGTGATTCAGGTCGATCTGAAGCAGTTTCTTTATTACTTATAGATGAGGCTGCTTTTATTGAAGGTGTTGATGAAATTTGGGCTTCAGCTCAACAAACATTAGCAACTGGTGGTGGAGCTATAGTATTATCTACTCCTTATGGAACAGGAAATTGGTTTCATAAAACTTGGGTCGAGGCTGAATCAGGAGAAAATGATTTCTTACCTATAAAATTAGATTGGAAAGTTCATCCTGAACGTGATCAAACTTGGAGAGATTCTCAAGATAAAAAATTAGGTGACCCTAGATTAGCAGCACAAGAATGTGATTGTAATTTCTCAACTTCAGGTGATTTAGTATTTCATTCAGAATATTTAGAATATATTGAAAAAAATACTATTGAAGAACCTATTGAACGAAGAGGAAATGATAGAAATCTATGGATTTGGAAAGCAGTAGATTATAATAAAAATTATGTAGTAACAGCCGACGTTGCTAGGGGAGATGGAAAAGATTCATCAGCTGCTCAAGTATTTGATCCTGAAACAAATGAACAAGTTGCAGAATATAAAGGTCAATTAGGACCTAAAGATTTTGGACATTTTTTAGTAGGTTTAGCTACTGAATACAATAATGCTTTATTAGCAGTAGAAAATGCTAACATGGGTTGGAGTACAGTAGAAACTATTTTAGAAAGAGGATATTCTAATTTCTATTATTCATCTAAAAGTGGAAATGCAGAAGTTTCTTCGTATACGAATGGATATGAAGATACAAGTAAAATGACTCCTGGATTTACAATGTCACAGTCAACACGTCCATTAGTTATTAGTAAATTTCAAGAATATGTTTTTGAAAAATCGATAACAATTAGATCAAAAAGATTACTTGGTGAGATGAAAGTTTTTGTTTGGAAAAATAACAGAGCAGAAGCCCAATCAGGTTATAATGATGATTTAATTATGAGTTGTGGAATTGGAACTTATATAAGAGATAAAGCATTAAGATATAAACAACAAGGAATTGAAATGACAAAATCAGTTCTTAATAATATTACTTCAACTAAACCTCAAACAGCAGGATATAATTCCTATATTACTCAAAACCCTTACACAATGAATGTGAGAGGCAGACAAGAGGATTTTAGATGGATTCTATAAAAACAAACAATGGCAGATACAAAACTATTTATTAGATTAAAAAGATTATTTAGTACTGATGTAATCATACGAAATATAGGTGGAAATGAACTTAAGGTAATGGATGTAAATCAAATCCAAACTTCAGGAGAAATCCAAACCAATTCATTAGTTGATAGATTTCAACGTCTATATACTACATCACCTACATCACTATATGGTCAAAATAACAACCTGAATTTCCAGACTATTCGACCTCAATTATATTCAGAATATGATGCTATGGATAGTGATGCAATTATAGCATCTGCTTTAGATATATTAGCTGATGAGAGTACATTAAAAAATGATTTAGGGGAAGTACTTCAAATTAGAAGTAGTGATGAAAATATTCAAAAAATTCTTTATAATTTATTTTATGATGTAATGAATATAGAATTCAATCTATGGTCATGGATTAGAAATATGTGTAAATATGGTGATTTTTTCTTAAAATTAGAAATTGCTGAAAAATATGGAGTTTACAATGTTATCCCTTATACAGCATATCATATTGATCGTCAAGAAGGATATGATATTGAAAACCCAATGGCTGTTAGATTTAGATTTAGTCCTGAAGGTATAGCAATGGATGGTTCATCTTACACTAGATCAACTCAAGATACTAAAACAGCTATATTTTTTGATAATTATGAAATGGCTCATTTTAGATTATTAGCAGATACTAATTATTTACCTTATGGGAGATCATATTTAGAACCAGCTCGTAAATTATTTAAACAATATGTTTTAATGGAAGATGCTATGTTAATTCATAGAATTGTCCGTGCCCCTGAAAAAAGAGTTTTTTACATTAATGTGGGTGGAATTGCACCTGCTGAAGTAGAAGGTTTTATGCAAAAAACCATCAACACCATGAAACGTACACCTTATATGGATCCTCAAACAGGTGAATATAATTTACGTTATAACATGATGAATATGATGGAGGATTTTTATATTCCGATGAGGGGTAATGATACTGCAACTAAAATTGATACTACAAAAGGTTTAGATTATTCTGGAATAGAAGATGTACAATATTTACGTGATAAATTATTTGCTGCTTTAAAAGTACCCAAAGCATTTATGGGTTATGAAAAAGATTTAACTGGTAAAGCAACATTAGCAGCAGAAGATATTAGATTTGCTCGTACAGTAGAACGTTTACAACGTATCATTATTTCAGAATTATATAAAATAGCATTAGTTCATTTATATACTCAAGGTTTCAAAGATGAAAATTTAACTAATTTTACATTATCTTTAACAACACCTTCAATTATATATGATCAAGAAAAAATTGCATTATTGAAAGAAAAAGTATCATTAGCTAAGGATATAATGGAATCTAAATTATTACCTACAGATTGGATTTATGATAATGTATTCCATCTTAGTGATAATGAATTTGATGAACATAGAGATTTAATACGTGAAGATGCTAGACGTACATTCCGCTTAAACCAAATAGAAAACGAAGGTAACGACCCAGTAGAATCAGGTGAATCATATGGTACACCACATGATTTAGCTTCATTATATGGTAAAGGACGTATGGATTCTAATACAGATAATTTACCTGATGGATATAATGAAGATGTACCAAAAGGTAGACCTAAAAAACGAGTAACTAATATTAATACTCAAGATGATAATTTTGGTAAAGATCGTTTAGGTAAAATCGATATGAAAAAGGATGATCAATCTACTAAAGTAGATATTAATTTTAAAGGTGGTTCACCATTAGCATTGGAAAATACATCAAAAATTGAACAATTAAAAAATAAACAATTATTAGAAAATCTAATAGTTAAAAAGAAACTAGTATTTAACTCTACTAATGAATCATCATTGTTAGATGAAAATCAATTGAAGGACTAATTTACATATATTTATAATAAACTCCCTATCAGGAATGAAGATAACCCACAACAAATTTAAGAATTCTGGTATATTATTTGAATTACTTGTATCACAAATAACATCAGATACACTAAATGCTAAGGAATCACCTGCAGTTGATATATTACGTAAACATTTTACTAAAAGTGAATTAAGTAAAGAATATAAATTATATGAAACTTTACTAAAGAATAAAAGATTAACTGAAGGTAAAGCAGATATTATATTAAATACTGTACTTGAAGCATCTAAAAAATTAAACAGAACTGCTTTAAGAAAAGAAAAATATAATTTAATTAAAGAAATTAAAAATCATTATAATTTAGAAGAATTTTTCAAAACTAAATTACCTAATTATAAAGCACAAGCTGCTTTTTATAATTTAATGGAAATAGCAAATAGTGGAGTTAATAATACTGATGCTGTAATTAATAATAAAATTACTATATTAGAACATCTTACTTCAAAACCAGTAACTGAAGAGGTAAAAGATAAACTATTAGAAGAATTTTCAAGTTTTGATAAAGGTACTAGAATGTTAGTATCTAGAACATTATTAGATAAATTCAATGAAAAATATAGTTCATTTAATCCACAACAAAAGTTAATTCTTAAAGAATATATTAATTCAGTAGATAATACTTCTAAATTACGTGATTTTTATAATTTACAACTAGTTGAAATTAAATCAAATTTAACTAAAGTAAATAAAAAAGTTAAAGACGAAGTAACTAAAATTAAGGTTAATGAAATCGTTACGTTAATAAATGAAGTAGATAAAACATATAAAGTAAAAAACGAAGATATTATTAACTTACTTCAATATTGTGAGCTTTTAAATGAATTAGAAAAAATCAATTTAAACTAATGGAAGATTTCGATTACATAAAATATTTAAAGAATAATCCTTTATTAAATGAATCAGAACAAGGAACTAAAGATGATGTTGAATTACATAAAATAATAGGTAATTCAATTCCATTTGCTGATTTATTATGGGCTGTAAAAGAAGATTGGGGTAAAGGAGATTTATATTTTGAATTAGAAGAAGCTATATTTGATAAAGATGCTGATAGAATAAAATCAATTCTTCAAAATTATGATGTTTGGGATGATTATAAACATATGTTAAACCTAAACGAATCAGAAGATGAAGATTGGGTTGATATTGAACAAGGTGGAGAAGAAGATATAGATAATTTAAATATGAAATATCAACGTGTTCTTCCAAATAAAAAAATACTTATCCAGGTAATGAAAGATTCTGGACGAGGTTCAGATTTATATCATACTTTATTAGCATATTTTTCTAAATTAAATCATGTAAAAGGATATGATTCAGATATGTCTAAAATAAAAGACATTCTTAAAAAATATGAGGTTTGGGATAAATATAGTCATTTCTTTAATATGAATGAAGATAGAATTAAATCTCTTATTAAAAAAACCTTAGACGAAATGTCAGTTACTGGTGGAGGTGGAGCAGGAGCTGGATTTGAACCTGGTATTGGAATGAATTATGCTACTCCTAAAGCATTTAAGAAAGTTAAAAAGAAAAAATAATATTTATAAGTAATGAAATCAACTGAATTAAGAAGATTAAAAATTAAACTAGCAAATCTCCAAACAGAAATTCAATATTTAATTGATAAAGGTGAAAATGAGCCTGGTTTAATAGATGCTATAGCTTCGGATATTGCTGATTTTACTGATGAAGTAACTAAAATCAGAAAAGAAATAGCTGGTATTAAAGATAAAAAAATTCAAAAAGAATCAATTAGTTTAGTTAAAATTTACGAAGAAATAAAAAAGAAAAAATAATGGCAAGTTTACAAGAACAATATAACCTTATTAAAGAAGGTAAATCAACAGCTAAAGATGTATTTTTAAAACATGCTAAAGCTTTATTTCCTCAATATATTCCTAATCACTTCGATTTTGAATTAACTACTAAAATATTAAAAACTAAATCAATTATAACTGAAGGTTATGTTGATTTAACTCCTTCTCATCAAATTCAGTCAACTCCAAAACAATCATTTGAGTTAGCATTTGATAAATTCTTACAAGAAGCTAAGAAAAAAGAAGCTGAAGAAATTAAAATTAAAGCTGATAATAAAAAAACAGATAAATCAGTAGAAGATATACAAGACAACGATTACGATCAAAAAAATACTAAATCAATTGATAACGTAATATTTGATCAATTACAAAGAGGTGTTTATACTGAAATGAGTAAAGATCCCGATCAAGATCTTAAAAAAGTAAAAGAAAAAGTATTAAAAAACTTAACTAAAGATCCAATTTATTATACTAAAAATAGTGCATTTGGATTAGAAATTCCAGGTTACACAGATCAATTACCAGGTGCTATTCCATCTAAAACAGATAAAATGGAACCTGTTAATAAGGAAAAAGTCAAATCAAATGTTAAAGATAGTTTAACTAAAACTGAATCTGCTAAAAAAGGTAAACCAAAAGAAGTTAAATCAGAAATGACACAAACTTCTAAAACATCAAAAGGTGTTAAAAAAATGGATATGCCTGGTAAAGAAAAAATTATCAAGTTGAAAGAGGGGATGGGGTTAAGTGATTTATTAGAAGATGATTACCAACAAGATGATGATAAACAAATAGGTGATTATGAATATAAAGGTGAAACTTATCCTTTATTTAAAGACGATCAAAATAACGAATATATAGTAGTAGATGGGAATATAATTGATGTATCAATATATGGTGGTCCTTCAGATATCATGAAAGAAGGTCCACTCGAAGACGCAGACGCTAAATTAGCAAAAGATCAAGCAGCTAAAGAAGCAGAAGCAGCAGCAATTGAAAAACAAAGAGCTGATAATAAATTAAAAATAGCAACAGCTAATAAAAACGTTTAATATGAGAGAAATATTAATTGAAACAATACCATTGACTCTATCTCTTCAGAATATTCATGAGTCTATGAGGAGAGGAGGTAATTTAGTTGTTGAAACTTTATTAGCTACTAGTGAAAAAACTAACGGAAATCAAAGATTTTACCCTAGAGAATTATGGGAAAGAGAAATAGATAAATATAATCAAGAATTTATAAATAATAGAACAAGTACAGGAGAGTTGGATCATCCTGATAGTTCTATAATTAATTTAAAAAATGTATCACATCTCATTACCAAAACATGGTGGGATGGAGATAAAATATATGGTAAATTAGAAATCTTACCTACCCCATCTGGAAATATAGCTAAAACATTAATTGAAAGTGGAGTCACATTAGGAATATCTAGCAGAGGTATGGGTTCACTTAAACAAGTAGGTGATGTAATGGAAGTACAAGGAGATTTTAGTCTTCTTTGTTGGGATTTAGTTAGTACTCCATCAAATCCAGGCTCATTTTTAAAAACAGGTAATTTAAATGAATCATTAAATAATAATATTAACCCTTATACCAAAATTAATGGGATAATAACAGATATTCTTTGTTCACAAGGTCAATGTCCAATATGGTAGAAAAAATTTGTACTAAATGTAATATTAATAAATCTATATTAGATTATTATAAAAATAAAAAATATACTAATGGGTATAGTTTAAATTGTAAATCTTGTATTAAACAATATTATATAGATAATAAACAAAAGAAAAAAGAATATAGATCTAGTGATGAATTTAAAACTAAAAAAATAGAATATGATAAGAAATATTACTATGAAAATAGAGAGCAAAGAATTCAAACTGTAACTAAATATAACAGAGAAACTAACTATCCTCAAATTTGGCATAAGATTAATAAAGATAAAGTTAGTGCTTATCATAAAATTAATAGAAAAAAACTTAATTCTCAAACTAAAGAAAGATATAAAAATAATATACAATTTAAACTTAAAGTTAGATTAAGACTTAGATTGTTAGATGCTTTAAGAAAAGATAATATAACTAAAAACCATTCTGCTTTATTATTAATAGGATGTTCAATTGAAGAATTTAAAAATCATTTGGAATCTATGTTTTTGAATGGAATGTCTTGGGAAAATCACGGGATAATTTGGGAGATAGATCATATCAAACCGTGTTCATCTTTTGACTTAATTAATATAGATCAACAATTAGAATGTTTTAATTATAAAAACCACCAACCATTATTTAAAACTACAGAAATAGCTAAATCATTTGGTTATTTAGATCATATTGGTAACAGAAATAAATCTGATAGAATATTTTAACCCCTCTCAAAATAGTATTTTGAGATTGATGCCTTTCGAAAGAGAGGCATTTCTTTTTCGATTCTCAAGGTTTTTGAAAAATCTCGCAATATGTATATCAGAATATGTTGCCACTTCTATGCAACATTTTTATAAATTAATCCCCATTACGTTTCTTAATAAACGTACTCCACAAACCAATTTTTGAGGAAATGAAAAACACAAACAGAGACCTCTTTGCTGAGGCAATCGCTGATGCTACCGCTGTTAAAAAAATGGCAATAGCAAATGCAAAAGCTGCTTTGGAAGAATCTTTTACTCCTCACCTAACACAAATGTTATCAGCTAAACTACAAGAAATGGAATCTGAAGAAGAAACCGTGGATGAAGTTGAAGATGTAACAGAAGTTGAAGTGAGCGAAACAGAAGATGTTACTGAAACAGAAACAACAGTAGATGAAGAAATGGATTTAGACGAACTTTTAGCTGAATTAGAATCAGAAGAAGTAGAAGAATCTATTGATTTAAATGAAGTTGAAGACGAAACTGAAGAATCAGAAGATGAAACTGAAACTGAAGATGCTGAAGAAGCCGAAACAGAAGAAGATGAACCTTTAAATTTAGAAGATATGTCTGAAGATGATTTAAAAGCAGTAATCGAAGACGTTATTAAAGACATGGTAGCAGCGGGTGATATAGAAGCTGGACATGAAGGTATGGAAGACGAAACTGAAACTGAGGTTGAAGTTAACGATGAAGATGAAGTAAGTATAGATGAAATTTTAGCTGAAATTGAAGCAATTGATGAAGCTAAAAAGAAAAAAACAGTAGTTAAAAAAGACGAAGATAAAGAAAAACTGAAAAAAGAGCTTAAAGAAGCTAAAGAAGCAGTTGATTCATTAAGTCATGATTTAAACGAAGTTAATCTATTAAATGCTAAATTGCTTTATGTTAATAAAATCTTCAAATCTAAAAATTTGAATGAAAACCAAAAAGTAAAAGTAATCACGTCCTTTGATAAAGCTAAAACAGTAAAAGAAACCAAATTGGTTTACGAAACTATTTTAGAAAGTTTAAAAGAGAAAAAAGTATCTCCAATTAATGAATCAAGAGGTTTCGCTTCTAAAGCAACTGGAAATTCAACAAAAGGAACTACTCCAATCTTAGAATCAAGTGAAATGGTAAATCGTTTCAAAGTATTAGCAGGAATTAAATAAAAACAAACAATTAAAAACAATTTAAAAAACAAAAATGAGTACAATCAATTCATTATTAGAAAGTTCCAACCCATATAAGTCATTGCAAAATGATGCTGCTAGATTAGCAGGAAAATGGGCTAAAACAGGCCTATTGGAAGGTATGAGTACCGAAACCGATAAAAACAACATGTCAATGATTCTTGAGAATCAGGCAAAACAATTAGTAGTTGAATCATCTCAAACAGGTGCAGGAACAGCAGGTGCTGCTTTTACAACTGGAGTAGGTGAGCAATGGGCTGGTGTAGCTTTACCATTAGTACGTAAAGTATTTGGACAAATTGCAGCGAAAGAATTCGTTTCAGTTCAACCAATGAATTTACCTTCTGGTCTAATTTTCTACCTAGATTTCCAATATGGTACAACTAAGTCTCCATTTGCTGCAGCTGGTGCTGCTGGTTTCTATGGAACTGAGTCATTATATGGTAACACAAATCCAGGTGCTACAACAGCTGCAAATGGTGGTTTATATGGTGCAGGTCGTTTTAGTTATACTATTAACAACACTTCATCTATTGTAACTGCTACAGTAGCAACAGCTTCTTGGGCTAACTTTAATTTCGATTCTAATTATTCAGCTTCTGCTGCTTCATTACAATGGAAAACTTTAGCTGTAACTTTAGATGCTAAAGCAGATTTCAACGGATCTCGTGCATTTACATTAGTATCTCAATCAGCTCTTGGTTTAAATGCTGCTGATATCCAAGCTGCTTATACAACTTTCGCTGGAACTACTGTTACTTTCTTAGTTACTGGTTCTAAAGTAGGTCAAGTTGCAACTTTAGCTAACGTAACAGCTTCATTCCAATTACAACCAACTGATCAATTACGTGGTGATTTTGAAGATGGAAACACTTCATTAAACAGTTTAAACAACCCAATCGCTATCCCTGAAATCAACATTAAGTTGAAATCTGAAGCAATTGTTGCTAAAACACGTAAGTTGAAAGCTGTTTGGACTCCTGAGTTCTCTCAAGATTTAAACGCTTACCATGCTTTAGATGCTGAAGCTGAATTAACTTCTATTATGTCTGAATACATCTCTTTAGAGATTGACTTAGAAATTATGGATATGTTGATCGCAAACGCTTCTGCAGTTACTGAATATTGGTCAGCAGTTAATAACCAAGCATTGGATTCAACAGGTATCACAAATAGTAACTTAGGTTTCTATAACACTCAAGGTGGTTGGTATCAAACATTAGGTACTAAGATTAACAAAGTATCTAATATTATTCACCAAAAAACACTTCGTGGTGGTGCTACTTTCTTAGTATGTTCTCCTACAGTAGCAACAATCCTAGAATCAATCCCAGGATTTGCAGCTGATAATAGTGCAGAAGCTACTAAAATGAAGTATGCATTTGGTGTACAAAAAGTAGGTCAAATGAATGGACGTTACCAAGTATACAAAAATCCATACATGACTGAAAACACAATCCTATTAGGATTCCGTGGATCTCAATTCTTGGAAACAGGTGCTGTATTTGCTCCATATGTTCCATTAATCATGACTCCATTAGTTTATGATCCAGATACATTCACTCCACGTAAAGGTTTATTGACTCGTTACGCGAAGAAAATGGTAAGGTCAGAATTTTATGGAAAGATTTATGTAAGCGGTTTAAATACTCTTTAATAAATAACCTTTAATTAAATTGAGAACCCAACAGAAATGTTGGGTTTTCTTTTTCTAATTACTTATTATAAAATTTCGTGGATAAATAGTATACTCTACTTATATTTATATTATATTAATTATTAACGACAAATGATAAAAGAAACACCTTCACAACTCAACATACCAAGTTATGTAATGAATTTTCCATTTAGCTTATCTGCTAAAGAACCAAACAATATTTGGATGGAAGAACTTAAACCTGAAGAATTAGAAATTAATTGTCCTAAAGCATATAAACAGTTTATGGATTTATATAATTTTATAGCTGGTCAAGGATTAGTTTATTTATTACCTAGTAAAGGTGATTTTCAAGATCAAGTATATGTTGCTAATCTAGGTTTACATTTACCTCATATTAAAGATCGTAATGTGATGTTATTATCTAATTATACTTCAGAACCAAGAAGAGGTGAGGAATGGGTTGGTAAAGAATTTTTTGATATGATGGGATATGAAACATTTGTATGTCCATTTAAATGGGAGGGTGTTGCAGATCTTAAATATCTGAAAGATAATATTTATGTTGGAGGTTATGGACAACGTTCAACTTTAGAGGCTTATGATTGGATGGAACAAAATTTTGATATGAAGATTATAAGATTGGAAATGCTTGAACCTTACCTATATCATTTAGATTGTTCAGTCTTTCCGTTGACAAACGAGAAAACTATGGTTTGCACGTCCTTATATACCCCTGATGAAATAAGCGAGTTAAAACGTTATACTAAGGTTATAGACGTAAGTGAAGATGATGCATTTGGTGGACTAACTAATTCAGCTAGATTAGGTAATATGATATTATGTGCTTCAAATATTTCAGAGTTAAAGAAAACAGATGAAATGTATGAATTAGAAAAAAACAAAATCAGTTTCTTAGAAAAAGTTTGTGGAGAGGAAGGTCTCGAATGTGTAATATTTAATTTATCAGAATATTACAAAAGTGGTGCAATGTTAAGTTGCATGATTTTAGGACTCAACTCAGTAGATTATCAAAAATCAGTTATATAACTTGTAATCTTTCTTTTGATCTTTATTCTTTCTCACATATTTATATCTGATAAATGGGCCGCCTAAAAAAATACAACACTCCTGAAGAGAAGCAAGCTTCTAGAGCTAAGGCATCCAAAAAATACTATTGGAAAAATAAAGAAAAATGTGATGAAAAACAGCGACAAAGAGATAGAGCTAAAAAAGAATTGTAGAGTTTGTACTAAAGATAAAACTTTAAGTAATTTTTATAAACATGATAGAACTAAAGATGGTTTAGAAAATCAATGTAAGGAATGTAAAAAAGAACATAGTAATAAATATCATTCGGAAAATAAAGAATCAAGACATAATTATCACAAAATTCATTATGAAAAATATAATTATCAAAAAGAATATAGTTTAAATAGTAGAAAAAAGATAAATAAATATAGAGTAAAACAATATCATTCTAATAAACAGGTTAAATTAAGATTAAATATAAGTAATAGAATCAGAGAAGTTTTACATACTAATAATCTTATTAAACAAAATAGTACTTTAGAATTTATAGGTTGTACAATAATATTTTATAAATTATATCTTGAAAATCAATTTATTCCTGAATTTACTTGGGAGAATCACGGAATAATTTGGGAAATCGACCATATTAAACCTTGTAGCAGGTTTGATTTAGAAAATATAGAACAACAAAAAGAATGTTTTAATTATAAGAATACTAGACCTATATTCAAGACTACTAAAATTGCACAATCTTTTGGTTACAAAGATAAAATTGGTAATAGAAATAAAAGTAATAAATTAATTTAAAAATGCCTTGCCCTTATTGTAAAAGTGATTGCTCAATTTTGGAAAATTATGATAATATTTACCAAAATCATGAATGTCCATCTTGTTATAATCAAATTTGGTTAGATTATGATGAAGATTGTTATGAGGATGGAGAAGGATGTTTAGAATGTTATGGATTATGGAATTGGTTGAAAGAAGAAAAATATGAATAAATTATTAAAATACAACCCTTACCCATCCCTTTGCATGGGTTGTGGAGAACACATATATTATTGTACTTG